TCCATGAGTGAAGACTGTTTGTAAACGAGGTAGCAGTGGAATAGTTTGCCGTCTTCCTCGCGGGTGTCGAAGCATTTGACATAGGGGTATAGCGTAGATACATCCACCGATACCGGGAGTTTGAACCCGACCGTTAAGCCGTCCTCGTCCTTGGCAAGTACTCCGTACTCGCAGACTAATTGCACCTTGACTTCATCGTTCCCCAGCCCCTGCCGTTCTGCAATCTTATTTACCAGCATATGGAAATAAGCGTTTGCGTTGAGCGACCGGCGCTTGCGGTGCTTCTTGATTTCAATGTCAAGCTCTGAGCCTTTCAGGAAGTCATACTCCGTACTGAAGTCGCCATCGAGTTCTACGGTAACGCGCTGCTTGCGGTTCAGGCCGACAGATATGTCTATAAGCCTTCCCTTCATAACGCCAACCACTTTTCCTTGTACAGCCACATGAGGCTCTGAAAATCGAGCCAGTCTAAAAAGTCCGAGATAACCGATAGAATGCTCTGCGTTTCATCACGCCTGTACGTTTCCGGCCATACGTTGCTGCCATTGCTCGCTAGATAGGTGAACTGTGTAGCCTCCGGCACGATCTCCAGATACATGGGGTGCTGGGTGCTGTCAAAGTACTTGCCGACTTCGTAGCTACCTGTATACTTGACGTCGTATACAACACCTGCCAGAAGCGCGTCTGCTCGGCCATACAGAAGAAGGGGGATGCCCCGGACAACAGCATCCTTCCTGGCGCGATGCTGCATGACGGCGCCCTTGATTGTCTGCGCGATAGCAGCCGCCGCTTCATACCATCTGTGCGAGGGGTCGCCAGCCCCAGCCGCAACTCTTGTCACTAGGTTCTCAAGGTCGATACCTTTCTGCATTGCTTCGTTTACAGGCGTGGGTTCGCGCTTTAGCACAAGCATGAAATCATCGTAGGCTGAGAGCTTCTGCTCCCCCTCGTCGTCCGCTGTTTCATAGGGGTTTTCGCGCATGGTGTATAGCCACGACGAGAGGAGCGAGTGAGTCATTAAGTAGCGTTCCATTACTTGGCCTCCTTCGGATCCTCCTCAGGTTTAGGCGTATACTTTTTCAGTACCTTGTCATAGAACAGCCCAAGCGCGGTAATGTGCGCCATGAATGAAGCTCTGATTTCTGCCTCAGACGTCAGGGCATGCGTGATCGCAGCCATCTTCTCGGTCGAAGCGTTGGCCGTGTCGACATCTGTGATTGACCTTATAATTTCCTCGCCGGCTTTAATTGCCGCATCATAAACCTCGCGCTGCGCGTTCGTCTCCTCAATTTCTTGCGCCGCTTTCTCGTTGTACCGGGCAAAAAGCTTCGTGAGAAAATCGTTGGGCGTCTTCTCGGTCAGTTCGGGGATTTTCAAGACGCCGTTGATCCCGCGCGTACCTTTGGCATAATAGCGTTCACAGTTCGACAGGCCGAGCGTCCGTTCGTTGCCGTACATTTCCATGAATCCCCCGAGGTCCATGGGTATCCATACGTTATTCCGGGTCTGCCCTTCGACCATCAAGCGCAGCCGGTTATTGTCGCCGTCCTTTTCCTCAATCGCGTGGAACAGGACAACGATGTGCTTGTCAAGCTCGTAGAAGCAGTAGTCCATGAGCCGAACGAACTCCTTGCCGACCGTGCCGTACCCCTGCAGGGACAGGCTGCCGTCGCGCTTGGCGTTTTTCGGGTCTTTCTTGATAGCCCACAGGCCCATGAGGTTTATCAGCTTTCCACCGGTATCAAATACGAGGGTGTCGTGATCTTTCAGATTCAGCGGCACTAAGTCGCTCAGTATCTCGTCATACGTGGCAGGTTGGATAAACGGCTTGCGATACCGAGGCTCGATGCGGTCAGCGCCGAAATCGACGTCGATGTGCAGCGCCCCTGGTGCCGAAAGGCCGAGCGTGGATTTTCCGATGCCGGGATAACCGGCTATGAGGATACGGATTTTCTTCGCTTTGTCAAGCAGTTCATTAGGGTCTCTTATCATTAGTTTTCTCCTTTCGAGTTCTGTAAATAGTTACTGATTTGCAGCTTTACCAAATCAGAAAGCCAGTCTTGTGTGGTGTCGTATCCAGCGTCGCTTATGAGGCGTTGCAACAGGGCATAATCGTCATCCTCAAGACGGCAAGTGGCTTTACATGTCAGCCGGTGGCCGCCTCTCCTGCGCTTCTTAATCGCTTCCTGATCCTCGGGCGCGAATCTCTCAATCAGCGCGTTCATAGCGTCACGCCGCAGTATGACGCCGTACTTCTCGCCGTTCTCCGATTTGGATAACATGGTCTTGTCGAACGACGGGTACAGCTCTTGGATGACGGCGACCATGTCTTTTGCTGCTAGCTGCTTAGTAAGGCGCAAGCCTCTCAGATCATCAGCCATGGGAAACACACCCCTCGGCAGGCTTGACAGCCATATGAAAACCTGCTAGACTTGCAGTATCATGCTTGGCGCGAGGTCGTTCCCATTGCAGTGGGGCGGCCTCTTCTCTATCCCTACATTCACACCGTTCACCAGGATCGAGATTTGCACCGCAGTATCGGCATTTTTTATAATACATAAACGTCACCCCTTATTAGTTTGACTACATCACGAAATACCTACTCGCAATGTCATTCAGGAGCGCGATCAGCTCAGAGACGTCAGCTCCTTCCAAGCTCGCAAGGTCAGCTCCGTCGAAATTATGCTTTTCGCGCATTATAACGATGTCTCCTGCTATTGGCTGCCCGTGGGAGTGAGTGCCATAAAGCACTGATCCGACAATATTGATAGGTAGTTCTTTAAGCAAACCGCTTTCATCGACTATCATCACGAATTGAGGTTTTAGCCCCCTCGGGCGGACAATTTCGAAATAATCCCCGAACAGCTCATGCAGCCCCTTGTATACGGGAGGCTCTATTTCGATTACGTCCAGAACCTTCTCTGTTGTCACCCTGATAGCAATCATCTGTCCACCTCGCATATCAGAAACACATCAGACATCGGGCATTTCGGAATATCGACATTCTCAATATCCACCAAGCTTTCGTACTCGTCTGTGTCAGTGTCTGTGCAGCAGGAAGAACAGCAGAAGTCGTAGCTCTTTACTTTTGCCTTGATGTATACATCTGCATCTGAGTCTTGTTTAGCCAGACATTGTATCAGCTCGTATACTGTCATAACGCCGCCCCCATGTTCAGCCTCTTCCAGAGAGCAGGTTCCATCGTGACAATCTCAAAGCCGACGCCCTCAAGCTCGGTCGAGCGGTCGTAGCTTTCGACATCCTTTGCATGCCGGGTAACGGCGTTTGCAAGGCCGTACAGCGAAAGGTCTCCGCCCTCAATCAGATGCCCGAGAATCCCTTTGCTCTCAGCCAGGGTGATATCATAGTGCTTAGCGGTCAACTCCACGACCTGCGGCACTGCAGGGGCGTCTATCTTTGCAGCGGTACTGTCGCGCAACTTGTCAACAAGTTTCTTGAACTGGGCGACATCCACGGCCGCGCGTACCGTGTCTTCCAGCTTCATCAGGAAGGCTTTGTCGTCGGCTTCGATCGTTGCATCACGGTATATTTCGTAATCATCGGTGTCTGACTGATTCAATCTTCCTACATGGTATTTTCTAATTCCCGAGTCCTGGGCTATCATGCCGTTTGAACAAACGAGCCGATAAATAAGAGGACTGACATTAACGCTTCCATGTCCGACCTCGGAGTTGGAAATGATAACGCCAGCCTGAACAATATCTCCCGGCACGACCTCGGCTGTGACGCGGGGATCGACGACTTTGATATATAACTTGCGGTCGGTCAGCTCGCAGCTCTCCACCTTTGCGCCCGGCATGGTGCTGATGATTGGCAACACTGTCTGAGCCACTTCGTAGTTGTCCAGACGGCGGTAACGGTCAGAGAGAAACGCGCGGGCGGTACCGTCGAGCGTCCGAAGCATGCGCATCGACGGAGTTTCCTGGAACCACGAGTTTACGTTATGCGCAAGCAGTTCTGGGAACTCGTTACGCATCCGGTCATAGTACTTTGCAGGGATGCCGAGGTGACGTCCAATCTGGTCGTGTGCGATTTCGCTAATGTCGAAAGAATCGCTAAGGGTTCCCAAGTCCGTGTAACTCATATCGAGCCTTGGCCCGGACAGCGACATTTTCATACTCAGCGCATGAGTGTCAATCAAGAAGTCTTTCTTTTCGTATTGCTGACGTTCTAGCTCAATCGCTAGCTCTCGCAGCGTTCGTCCGTGTTTCATGCCTGCGCTCCTTTAAACTTTGGTCTTGGATCAAGTAACGTGCTTCCCTCGAGCCTCAGCAACTCTCTTTCGGCATCAAGGATTTCCCGCGCATCCGGACGCAGCATGAACGCCTGAATAGCATCCCACGCAGCGGCAGCTAGATCTAATTTCACGAATTCCGGGATCGAGTCATAATCAAGTTTCACATCTACAGCGCCCTTGAATACCACTGCCATAATCACGCCTCCTTTTAAGTGTTTAGTTTAACTAAACTCACTGTGTAAAAAAATACAGGGGAATGTCAGCCGCTTCAATTTGCAACAGTGCGCAGATATCGCAAATCTCAGCCTGCGTGAATTCCCCTTTTCCATTCAGCTTTAAGCTGTACGTGGCCGGCGCCATCTTGCTTGCAGCAGCAACATCTTTGTCTCTCAAACTCATTTCGACGGTCCGCGCCCGGAGTTTTGCGTAATTGTAAGACCTCTCTTTTTTACCCAGAACGTTCAATTTTTCACCTCCCCGAAGTTCAGTTTGTCTAAACTTTAACACTTATGAGAAAGGCTGTCAATAGCAAGTTTACAATTTTCTAAACTAAATTCAAAAATGCAGTAATTTGGTGTTGTATTATCTAAACTTGTGTGATACAATAGACCCAGTCGAGTGGAGGTGTAACAATGCAGGATAAAGTCACATGTGCAGAGCGGATTCGCGATGCCTTGACAATCAGGAACATTACGCAATCGGATCTGTGCCGACTGACCGGAATCCCGAAAAGCGCAATGAGCCAGTACTGCAAAGGAACCTTAGTGCCTCGGCAGATAAAGACCCAAGCTATAGCTATTGCTCTTGATGTATCCGAAGCTTGGTTAATGGGGTATGACGTTCCTATGGGCCGTGAAAAAAACTCCCTTGCCGGTGAATGGCTCGGGAGCATAATGGATGCGCTCGGAGAGATTGGCGCAATAACCGATGATGGTTCACTCAGTAGTAGAGGGCGTGACGTTGTCACCGATATGCTTAGGAATAACGCCGACTTGTTGAAGAAGTTTATTGACAACGAAAACTAATACTTCATCGTTTTCTGGTATCACTTCAAGAATACCCAGTTCCAGCGCAATTTTGGCTGTTTCTCGGCATGTCGTCAGATAAATGCTACTCACGATTTCAAACCCCTTTACTTTTCCCGCTCCCAGGTCACATCTATGAATAGTACACCAATATCAGTTCCAAGGACTATGGCCATACGCTTAGCCAGTAATACGTTTGGTATATTCTTATTGTTCTCAAAGTAACTGATTGCTCGTTGCGACACTCCTATACGCTCTCCAAGATCTTTCTGGGTCATCCTATCGTTTCTCTCCCTGTACTCCGCTATCCTGTTGCGCATTTCCAGCTTTAAATCCACTTTGGACCCCTCTTTCACGTTATTTGTTTCAGAATAACGTGAAAGGAGAAAAATGCCGTGGAATAGAAGTATTCTTCTAAATTGGGTTAGAAAATAACGCATAGGGTTAGAACAGGGTCAGGATGCCGGGGTTCCGGTACCGCGAATTGACAGTATTTCGACACACTGGGGGACATTTGTAAAAATAACAGCGTGGATATAGAATTGTATACTATATTTTTAACCAAATGTTAAAATTTTGTGAACTCTTTAGTATTTTACAACTTTTATTAAGTATTTTCTACATTTAATTCATAATTTCTACATTATTAGGAGAAAAACTATGTATAAAGTGACGCTCGACTTCGAGAATGAGACCGTCGAATGGGATACAGACTCGCAAAAGGGAACGGAGAGCTGCCCGGGTCTTAGCGAGCGCAAGGAAGATATACTCGCTGCGATGAGGTACAAGGTTTTCGATTTGACCAGTATAATGAACACAGTCAACGATTTAATCAATGGCAGGATATCCGAAGATGATTTCAACGAAGCTCTTGATCGCGAAGCACCGAGCGAGGAAGAGAAAGCCTGTCTGATGAAAACGATAGATGAAGTCATAGACAATTATCAGGACTATGAAACGTCCCTTGACAACAGGTTCGGTCGTAGATTTGCCGATTTCCTAAATGCAGAACAGTTAGAAAGAATCGGGTATTCACTAAAAGAGGGAGTAGCGCACGAGCCAATAGAATGGACGCGAGAGAACATATTAGCGCAGCTAAAAAATGATGTTGAATACGGCTGGGAAAAAGCATGCGACGAGCGTGGTATATCAAGCGGATTGATGCACGAGGTTGTGTGCGCTTGGAACAAAGTACTTGGGGAGGGACTAGAGGCTTTCAATAAGTACGAACCCTACGGAAAGCCGACATTTAAAGCGACTGCTGCCAAATACGGCTGGGAGCTGGGCTGAATCCGGGGGGAAGTATAATGTTGACATTTGCATATACAGCAGAACAGATTTTGAAAGCTGGGACTACTGTTTTCACCTTGAGCATAGGCCAATCCGATTCCGGGGTTCTAATATACATAATCAAGGACTTAGATAAGGGCATGTCCGTCACCAACAATGCCGAAAATGTTATTCACG